GACGTAATTTATCATTTAACACATATGAATCAGGACTGACATAACGTATAATAGCACCCTTTTCGTCTTGTGTAAGTTCCGCTATCTGTTGTGACCATATCTTCTCTTTACGCTTGTAATCTTCCCGATTATCACCATCTAACGAAAATCTTGCCAACCTGCTATATTTTGCCTTCTGCCTTGCCACATACTGTTGCCTGGCCTCCTGCCTGCTCTGCTTCTCAATATCTGCCAGCTCCTGCCTGCTGAACTTATCATCCGGGGGAGTGCTGATGCCTGGAAAGTATGTAGTATGGCTATCCTTGCACCGTGGATGATATAGTCCTGCAGATATGGCAGAGCTCATGAGAGGATAATCCCCATCTGCCTTGCTCCCGCCGCTCCAGACATCATCAATCAGCACCTTACCCACAAAAGGCAGGCACTTAGGACATGGATTCCCGCGCTTGTTCATGATGACAAGATGCAGGCCCCACTCCTGCCGTTTCTGGCCCTCTCCCTGCAGGTATGCCCGCTTACTGGCAGTCCTGATTGCCATATCAGCATAATCAGACAATGTGTGCCTGGCTCCATTGGCATACTCAACGCAATTTAACCCGGCAGACAGCATATCCTTTGTGGCCATATCCACAGCCTTTTCGTAGGTGCCAGCGCCGGTATTGGCATACACCTGGGCGTTAAAGATGACTTTGCGATACTTGTCATTTGCCATGCGCAGGACCGCTGTTTCAGCCTTCTGCATATCATTTGTGGTGGCATGGATTAGGGCGTCAAGCTTCCGGTCGTTTATTTTAAAAAACTCCGCCGTTGCTCCGGAACTGACCTTCTTGGCAGGAAATCCTTTTTTGATAGCCCTCAATATTGCTTTCTCCTGATCCATACCACCCTGCTTATGCGCTGCATAGATCAGAGACTCAATCTCTCTGTTGATGTCCTTAAACTGCCCTTTAAATCGCTTCTGGTTGTTCTTCTTGTACTGTTCTAGGGATTTGAGCTGCAGAGCTTGCCACTGCTCCCACTGCATCCCTTCCGCGTCTTCCCAAGCTCGATGATGTTTCATGTTACGAATCATAGAGGCCATCAATTCATCTTCAATGGCTTGAAAAGCTTTGCCGATGTCATAATCATTTGCCATTGGCCATCACCTTAAATCCTTGGGCTTTAAACTGCCTCATCATTGCCTTGAGCTGTGTGGTACTCTTACAGTGATCATGTCTGAGTTCTGCATAATCAACTTTTTCCAGGGCGTATATTCCCAGGGGCACCTGCTCCCTGACCATTTCCAGCAGTCCCTGATACTCCTTCCTGGTCATCCGGTATATTCTGGCTCCGATTTTCACCTTCAATCACGTTCACCCCTTCCAGATTCAGTGCTGGCTCTTCTACTTCAGAAATTCCTTGTTCCGCTTTTAGCCGGGCTATTTCCTCTTGCTTACAATGCTCGTCAAGTGTATCCCCGTAGAGTTCTTCCACGCACCTTTCAATGCTCATGATTCCCTGTGTCTTAGCTTTTCCGACTGTTTCCACCTGGCTCTCAAAACTTGGATTTGCATATTCGCCAAACGGGATATTCACATCCACGTCTTCTACGCCTTCTCCCATCAACAGGTGATAAGCATTGATGCAGGTTGCCACCACATCAGGCAATATTTCCTGCAGTGCCTCCACAATGGCATTCCGTGTGTACAGAGTGGCTTTCTCTTTTTCCCTCTGCGCCTCCGCATTATCCAGCTTTTTCACATCAATTCCAAGTGTGGAAGGTGAGATAATCCCCTGTAAGCAGAGGTCCAGAGCCGTGACATAACTTGCAAGATAACTCTCATGAGGGATGACTGGTTGGTCCGTATTGATCACATTTTGCTGCTTGTCACGCATATCTCCGTCAGCGGCAAAATACCGGTTGTCAAACATATTCGGCTTGATGAGCCTTCCTGTCTCCGGATCGTGGGGCACCAGACATTCCGGGATATAAGTTTTCGCCCTGCCGGCTCTGAGCGCATCCATCCACTGTGACCATGCCTCGTCAAATGCATCAAAGCTGTCCAACTTACCATCAAAAATAGAGCCTCCACGGCCCTCATATTTTGCTGATTCGTAAATCTGCAGCGGTACGGCAAGGATGACACTTTCATCAAATTTCCAGTCTGCCAAATTGGCCGTAGCCGGGATTGATTTAATATCAACCAGTTTGTCTTGTAGATACAGCTCATTGATGATATATCCGTATCCATAACGCTCATTGAGGACATAAGTTCTGCCGTGGTCGGAATACGGAGTTTTAAACACCACTTCCTGCAGTTCATCGCCGCCATCCCGTACCAACTCCACGCGGTCCCCTGGATACCATTTAAGGATTGGATACTGGCTCTTTTTAGTGTTTATAGTTACTTTAAACGCCCCATCACCTATGTACAAAGCGTCTTTCAATGCCTTCTCCATCTTTTTTATGAATTTATTATTCTTCTCAATCTCCTTCCAGAGCGTTTCCTGCTTTGCATCTTTAAACTCAAAATCATTCATATCATCCAGTACGATAGAGGATAAGATGCGCACAATCAACCCCGGCAACCCAGTATGTATCTTTCGCATTTCCATGCCGGGACTACACTTACAGGCCCAAAACTTGTACTTATCTGCATACTCCGGGTTTTGCTGATACATCTGCTCCAATTCACTGCTATCTCCCCGGTACCAGATACGGTTGCGGATAGCATTGGTCTCGAAGTCCAACACCTCATTGATCTGGATATTGTACGGGTTTGCCGGCACCACATTCAGCCAGCTTCTGACGCTCCGCTTGATGCTTTCATTCAATTTTTGTGTCCACCTCATTTCTTTGCCTCCTATTGTTATTTCTTGATAAAACTCCTATAATCTAAGTACAGGCCTGCACGCCGAGTACAAAGGAAAGGAGAAAATCATATGCGAAGATATACAATGCCTTTTAATGGCAATCGCTATGTCTTAAATAGAGCCACCGGCGAAATTCATGATTTGGACAATGAAATGCCCAATTGTCAGATTGATGAAATCAAACCTGAAAACATAATAAACTGCGCTAGTTATGAAGATGCCGCGCTAAGAGCGGCCTTTTTGTCAGTCAGGGGCGCAAATGGTTGTTATTACTGCAACCCATCTAAAGACAATGGATAATTGCCGGATTCAGCTACAGACCTCAATGTTTGTAGCTGTTCTTCTGATAACTCTGTTGCCAAAAACTCCGTAATATCGTCTGCATTCTTTTTATCATTCAATATGTCGCAAATCAGAGTTGAAAACTCCCTTACTCCTGTAACTGATTTAAGTGCTTCAAATCTTGTCATCTTTCTGCCTCCTCGAATCCAATCATATCTCTGTACGGAATCCATGCATACTGGTTAGCATTGATCGTATGGTCATTCCGGTCCTCAGGCACATCTTTCTCATCATCCCAGCTATACCTCTCCAGTTCGGATAGATGCTCCATGCAAGTATCGACCACATAATAGCTGCCCTGCTGTATCCAGCCGAGCTGCAGGTTGATACGGTCAATGATCACAACGCTTTTGTAGCTGTCCACAAAATTATAAAGGCATCCGTACAGACGCTTAAATTTGTGTAACTCAGTGATAGTTGCCTGGTCCGCACAATCGACGAAAACATTTTTTGCGAATCCCCAATCATCTTTACATTGATTGAGGAATCCAATGAAGCGGATAGCTGTATCACTGGGGGCCAGTGGCACATCCAGATTGGCATTGTTATACACCTTCTCAGCAAGGGTATATAATACTCTGTCCTCTGTAATGCCCTGGAATATCATTGAGATTGTATCTGGGGACTTACTGGAATAGGATGTATCTAGACCGGCCGTGAACTTTTTGAACCTTATACTCCCGGCCTTGATCTGCTGTTTTAGCCAGGATGCAGACACCACATGCTTCTTTCGGTCGAAGTTGGGGAATATCAGACCGGTTGCTTTACCGCGTAGTCCCTGGATTTTGTTCTTCCAGATTTTGGTGCCCTTCGGTGTATTGGCCATAATCCTGTCCAGCATTGTTTTTGGTAACCCTGCGTTATCAGCAAAAGAAAAGAACCAATGTACCCAACCGGGTTTTGGTTCTTCTTTTAGATCGTCTTTAATTTCCTGT